ATGCCCTTCTGAATCGCCTCGCTCGCGTCCTTGTTGCCGTCCCACTGCCCAAGCACATCAACCACATCAGGCTGCTTGCGGGTGAGCGGGGTCGCTACAGGAGAGCCTGCCTGCATACACGCTAAGATGAGCGCGAGCCACATCGGGTCACGGGTCACAGTGTTACCGAGGGGGTCGATCAGCTTAACCTGCTGTCCCACGAGCGCGATGTTGCGATCATTCAAGCTCTTTGCTCGTGTGTTAAGCTGGTCAAGTGTCTCGCTCGCCGCTGCGCCGACCCAGGCGTTGCGCTCACGGCCCGCGAGCGCCGCTTTGCGGAGGTGGGTCGCGATTGCCGAGTGGTGCGGGGTAGATCCAGTCCAAGGTACAATGATCTGAATATCACTGCTCTCGATGTTCTCAAGCCCTGTAGCCCAGTCGGTGAGCTGAGCAGGGTTCGATGAGCCTCCGCTCAGCGTGTATGTGTTGCTGCCTACCACTGATGACTCTGCAATAGAGCGAACCCCCGCAGTGGGGCGCTCAGCGGTGACAAGCTGTGAGCTGCTAAGCGCGCTGATGATCTCTGCGAGGTCACAGCGAACGAGCACCGCTTGCCCGCTCCCTCCGATGTCTGCATCTGCAAACAGATCGAAGGCGTCTGCATCATAGCTCTTAGCGGCAGTGTATGTCGCTACGACGTTCGGGAACTGGTCAATGGTAGACACGATCTCAGCCAGCGTATTGAAGTCCCCTACATCAAGTGACTTAGTGCCTGAGACAATGAGATCATCGGTGTAGGCCCCGTCCCCTGTGGTTCCTTGAATCGAGGTGATCACACTAAACGACTGACTCGTGGTGTGTGCAGTGTTACTACCTGTGGTGAAGGTGTGAGCCGCACTGACATTTTGGCCCGCTGAATCTTGCCCTGTGATTGTGACTACCACATCGTCCACATGAGCAGTCGTACTAAGTGAGAGTGTCAGCGTACTATTCACAACGATGTCGGACTCGTCAAAGTCAGCGACACCTGCGTTGAACGCCTCTTGCTGCGTCCACGCATACTCGATGCCGGTGACACGGTCACCGCTGATACCAACGGTGTCGAGCAGAGAGCCACTGTAGTAGATAGAGGCTACGTCACCGCTCTCGATGCCCTCATATGTCTCTGTCTTACCGTCACGGACGATAGTGATGTTAACCTGATCTGTGTTGTCGTTCTCGACACTGACCTGCGTGCGGTTCCCCTTGTCCCCCCACACCTTGCTCTTGATCGTAAGCGCAGACGCGCCAGTGCTATCAGCGATGTCGAGCTGCGCTTGTGAGTTTGAGGCTACGTTAAGGAGTGTCAGCGTGTTCGCCCCTGCGGGGATACGCGCATCAAGGGACGGCGCGAAAGCTACCTTGCCCATGTGCGCGAGCACTCGATCACTGTGGTCGAACCGCAGGATGCTCTGTGCGCTTGTAAAGGTGAGCGGTTGGTGCTGTTCAATCGTAGGGAACGAACCAACGACACAGACGTTGCCTGTGCTCACGGTCTGACCGCCGAGCGCAGATGCGTCGATCTCCGCATATACGCCTGGACGGAAAATTGTGCTGCCATTCAGATTCAGTGAACTAGGCATATGTGCTCCTAAGTGTCAGAGGTGGCAGGGGCAGTGACACCTCCCTGCTTCCCATCATCAGTCTTGTATGTGTCACTTAATACTAGCACATTACTGTATGTGCTCGTTCCATTATATTCTGCGTCCGTGGGTATGCTGATCTGCACTTGGTGCTCTCCTCTCACCCGTAAACGCTTTACATAGATCCCAAGCTCCTCACTGGCGAGCTCCTCCTCAGGAGACAGCGGGTCAGAGCCATCGTATCGGAAGATGTGATATCCCGCGCGGTGCATCGGCCTCCTCGCGAGCGCGAGCGCCGCTCTACAGAGCACATGGTACACCCTCGCCATGTCAGGCGAGCGAGCGAACAGCGCCAGCTCTACCGACTCTGCGATCATGTACGTGTCGAGTGCGCGTCCCTCTGCGTCTACCCCTGCGTACTCTGATAACAGCTCCTGTGTAACATTCTCTGACTGCGGGATCACCGTAATCAGAGGAGCTTGTGCGGTCCCCTGTGCGTGTCGTGAGCGCACCGCAGGGAAGTGCTCGCCACTAAAGTCAGCGTACCAAGCGTTCAACGTGCTTACGCCCACTCCTGCAAAGAGCTTGTCGAACTCAGACTCACGATCCTTGTAATACTTTAACCCTGCGCTGATCGCTTGGATAACATGGAGATCGAGAATCATCAGTACACCTGCTGTATAAGCGCGGGGAGTCGCTGCGCTACCTTATCAATGTACCTACGCGCTGTCACGCCCTTAGACATCCATGGTTTGCCGCTCATAGAAGCGCGCCTCCATGTACGGTAGCCCGAAGTCTGTACCACTGGCTTGCCTCCTCGCATCGAGTACCCTGACGCGAGGCGCACCATGCCTGCGAGCGGGTCCGCTGCGTGGTGTGCTTTGAGCTTAGGGGTGATGCCCTTTGGGTACCGACCGCCCCAGCTTGTGCCTTGTGGCGTCGTAATAGTGGGCTTTAAGCGCGCCGCTCTGCGCGCCGCTGCCTTGCCTCCCATAGCCGCGATACTTTTCTTCGTATGATCGAAGGGCACATTCAAGTACATCGTGCCGTTCTTGCCTGTCCGTATGTTACGAGTGCTCGCTCGTAACAGGAACGTCCGTACATCATACGGGCCACTAGAGCCAATGCCGCTCGGACCCATGCCCTGCTCAACAATGTGCGCGAGGACAGATGTGGACGGCGCGGCGGGGAGCCCACAGATGAAGCCCCTCGCGGTCACATTACGCACTTGTAGGCTGTTCAAGTACGCCTGCTTGGTCTTGTTGAGGTTACGGCGAGCGTGTGAGCTCCACTCCGCGAGCGTCAAGTCAGCGAGGGTCTGTGAGCGCATCAAGGCGAGCTCAGGAGACAGCCCCAGGTTGTTCACGAGCTTGCTCATCTGCACTTGCAAATTAGCCATGATCGTACCCCATGAACTCAAGTGAGCAGTGCGCTTGTATCGGTAACAGGAGCGGGCTCTCAGTAGGGGACTTGCGCCTCGTGACCGAGTCACGGTGTGTGTGCGGGCGCTCTGCGACATAGTACCGAGGGCGAGCGTAGTACGTCACGCTGTAGCGTGCGTTCTCTACAGGCGCAGAATCCAAAGCATCACCGAGGCTGAAGTCAATCTTACCGTCCTCAGTGACTGTGAAGTCCGTGTTCTCTGTGAGCACATCTGCCTCGACGCTCAAGCCTGTGAGGGCTGCGCGCTGGAGCCTCGTGACACCTAGCGTAAGCGCGCCGCTGTCCAGGTCTAACGTGCGCTTCTGTATCGGGTAACGCAGAGACTCGATTGGGTTCGCAGTACGGACCTTTGTCTCGCGATACACCATAACGCTGTCCTGTACCGTGAAGCGGTCCCCATATGCAGGGAGGTGCTCAGGGAGCAAGCTCACCGACACCATGCCCCTCGCGTATTCGCCGTACATCGAGAACAGGTCTGTGTCGCTTTTGCCACCGTTCACTATCGCGCGGATCGTCTGCTCGGAGTGCCAGTAGTACCCCTTCCCGTCACACAGCGTACAATCTACCCTCGCCTCGCCGGTGGTAGTGGACGTTGTCTCAATCAGCCCTACGTCCCATGTCGAGGACGCTTGTGAGCAAGGGCACTCCGCGCACTGCTCCCATGTCAGATCAACCCCTTTGGCGAACACCAACGTGCGGTACGCCTCCATGTCGAAGTCAACACGAGGGCGTATCTTGACAGGTACACGAGAGGGGAGGATCGTTGACATTACACCACCCCGAAGTGCGTCATCGTGTACTGCGATTTAAGTGCCTTGATCACCTTGTCATACTGCTTACCGAGGTCGTGCGCTCGTGCGCTGTAGCCGTTGTACATCGCAGAGCTGGTCGTGTCGATGTTCTGTGACAAGCCGTCCACGCTCAGGGACTGGCTCGCGATACCTGCACCGAGGATCAAGTCACCCGCCACATGGAGCAGCAGTAACGTAGCTCCCTTGATGCCGATAGCGTGCTTCAGATCCGCAGGGAGCGTGTCTGCCACCCATGAGATCTGTGTGTCCTGCGCGAGAGCGGTAGGCACCGTGATCGTGAAGCTCTCTTGCCCCTTCGCTGTGATGCGCGCAGAGGCGAGGTCCGTAGTCACGAGGTACTTGAGCAGGATGCGAGGGTTGAGCTCCACCGTGACCGATGTCTCTCCTTCGGGGAGCGTCACCGTCCCTTCTCTCGTTTCAAAGCCCGCTGTGTAGTCAATCTCAAAGTAGCTAGGGATATACTCACGGTCCTCATAGATCCCGTAGCCGCCCATAAGCGGCACACCCGCTGTAAAGAAGTAGCTACCTAGCGACTCCTGTGACGGGATCAGGTTGAGCTGACCATGTGTGTTCGATGTAAAGCGCGCCCAGCTCGTAGGGATATCGACCCCCTGGTACGAGCCAAACTTGATCCGCATCGCGTCAATGCGCTGAACAGGACGGTGATCTAGTCTAAAAGGCCAGTACGAGAAGCGGTTCTGCCGCTCCGCGTCGTGCGCCTCTTTTGTCACCGTAAACGGCTCCACGCAGACCCCCAGGTCACTCTCAACGTGCCTGATCGCCGCTTGGATCGACTGATCATAAATCGTATCAGGGTAGGGGGTGCCATCGTCCAGTGTCAGGTCGATACCCAACAGGAACGTATCCTTGAGCCATTGATGCGTGATCTGATCGTAAATACCACCGCTCATCGGCACGCTCTCCTGTTACGTTTTAGCGGACTTGCGTGATACACGCCTCCGCTTTGGCTTTGCCTCATCGGGCGCAGGTGCGGCCTCTGAAGCTGTGTCCTGTGTGACTGGCTCCTGTACCTCAACAGGCTTGAAGCCAGTCACGTTCCCGTAGCGCCGTAGGACAGCCAGCGCGTACTCGGACGGTGACACCACGACACCCTGCTCATCGAGCTCGATATGACCGCAGCCAATCGGAAACTTGCATGATTTCAGTGTGTCGTGTCGCCACATTCGTCAGACTCCTTACGCGATGGTGTCGAGCATCCCGCTAGTCTCAGTGACGCCAGCGTTCTGAAGCACCCACATCTTGCTTGGAACCTTGACGATAGGCGACCCGAAAAGCATGAGGAGGAAGGGCTTCGACGTAGCGACCTCTGCGAGAGGGCGACGGAAGAAG